ACTGGCCACATAAGTTTGCACTGAACCCAAAGAACAAAGTTCAGATATAAGTTCAGTATCTTCCCAAACTTCAACTTGGCACAGCACAGTAGCTCCTAGGTAATAATGTGGAAGCACAGCTACTGTGCCATTCCACCAGACCTAGGAGCTAAAGCCAAAACACTTCTCATTTTGCCATGGACCACACAAGCAAATACAGAGCCTGGTGTTTCACTCTCAACAACTACACTCTATACGATGAACAGAACATCCAACAAGTTCTTTCCAGATTCACCCGATACATTGTCTATGGACGAGAAGTTGCTCCAGAAACCGGAACACCGCATCTCCAAGGATATGTCTACTTCCACAATGCAAGACAACGCAAAGCCGTCTCACGCCTGCTTCCTCGTGCAAGGTTGGACGTGGCTAACGGATCAGCTACGCAAAACCGTGTCTATTGCACCAAAGAAAACGACTTCTTCGAACTCGGCGACATGCCGATCGAAAAAACAGAAGCCAGAATGCGAGGAGGAATGGCTAACGCGGCCAGATACACCAACGCCGTGGAACTCGCCCGAAAGGGAGATATGGATTCCATTAGAGAATCCGATCCACAGATGTTCCTCATACATGGCCCAAGACTCGAGTCCTTGTACTCACCCGAAGCTCGTCCGCTCGAGGGCAGCCTACACCATGAATGGTGGGTCGGCCCTTCCGGTTCAGGGAAGTCTCGGCTATTATGGGAACTATATCCAAAGCATTTCGCCAAAGCATTAAACAAGTGGTGGGATGGGTTCCGACATCAAGAAGTCGTTGCGATCGAAGAATGGAGCCCAAAGAACGATTGCACAGCGTCGTCTCTTAAAAAGTGGGCCGATCGATACCCATTCCCAGGGGAGATAAAAGGAGGATGTCTTCAAGGACTCAGACCAAAGAAGATCATCGTGCTAAGCAACTACACACCTCAACAGTGTTTTCTCAGCCAAGAGGACCTTGATCCGATCCTACGACGTTTCACGGTAATGTACTTCCCAAAAGAAGAACAGCACGCACGTTTCCGTGCTGCAGATTTCTGTATTCCAATCGACACGATCATGGATTGTGTGATTACGGGAACAGCTGACGATGGAGAACTCGATTTGCCAGATCTAGATTTGGACAAATTACTCGAAGATATGTAATACACATCTTATGTATAAATCTCGCTTCGCTCGTACGCCGTCGTCTTCCGATGAGTCGGGGGCGCTTCGCCGCCCACCTCCACATGAAGCACTCCGACGCGACTTAATAGATAGATCATAGTGTCGTCGGCATATTCAACAGGTATATGTAACTAGGGTTCGGGTTGAACCTTAGTAAGTACGCATGGGTTACACGTAACCGAACCATAACCGTACTTAATTTATACTTGGATAAACTATAGGGATACTCCTATACTGAAACCAAGATGTTTCAGATATATCTTGCATACTCTATACTATAGTGTACGCCATACACTTACGTCCCCCTCTGTAAGGGGGGGGACGGAGTGGACGGAAAGTGTACCGATCCACTACGAGGGTACGTAACCTTGTCATTCTTCAATTTGCCAAGTAACCCCCAAGTGTAACCATGAACTCCAGCCAACCAAAGGTCGTCAATGAGTCCTCATCCAACGTTGTACTCTACGCTATGCTCATGCGCTTCCGTGGAGAAGCGATCGCCGCGCAGGACGAGTCGTTGCGCATGCGCCAACTCCTTGAACAACAACAAGAACAGCTCCACCAACTCACCATCGAGAACCGCAATCTGGTGACTGCTAACGTACGTGGTGCTAACTTGGTCAACATGAAGCACGAGGCCGGCCTCATGTTCGGGCAGTGTACCGACAGATTCACGGAGATCTGCGGCGTGATGCGTCGTGAGATTCCAGAAGTGACGGCGTTCGTGCCCGAACTCGAGCGCATTGTCCTCAGAGCGGACTTTGCGCATCACATGCTACACGGCATCAACTACGTGGACCTGACTGCGGATGATCAGCTAGATGAAGATACTGAAGTAGATACTGATGATGATGAAGAAATAGAATTGTAACTAGCTTATACTTGTCTACGACCGTAACACAAAGACCAGTAGGGGTACATCATACATACAGAATAAGATCATTCAAAAGAATAAGATCATTAAAAGAATAGCATAAAACCATCTGGCTTCGCCAAATGCTTTTATTTTTTTTAAAAATAGTTTCCCTACATCACACAATCTAAAACTCATCATGATCCAAAGGCTCAGGAAGAGGATGACGCCGAGCGTCATTAAGGTCGGCGCGGTCACGTCTAGCACGTGCAACGGCCTGCTCATAAGTAGCCGGAGGGGCATTATGAGGTTTATAACGACGATCCTGGGTACGACCTCCGCGTAACGCCGAAGACTCCCCAGGAATAGCTGCTTGACGACTTGGTGGAAGTCTACCGACTTCAGCAACAACGGGAATTATAGACCGGTCATCTAATTCAACATCAAACGGGTGGGGTTAGCATTCACACCAGGAAGACCACCCCGCCCGCGAATCGCGTTCAGTAAAGCATTGCCAGCTGCTGTGCCAGCTGCTGTACCAACACGTTGCAGTAGAGGTGCTGCAACATTACTCCACACTTGCTCACCTGCAGTAGCAGCTGCGCGTGAAAGAGAATTCAAGCCAGCTTGAATGTGAGACTCTTGTCCAGCTTCAACATGACTAAAGTCAGTATCGCCTTGCATTGTAGACACAGCCGACATAATCCCCGGACTATTTGGGGCGGCTTGTGTGCCAATCAATAAACTGTCCTTCTTCGGAATAGACTCGGACATAAACAAGTGCTCAGCAGAAAGCGGCGAAGGTGACGCAGGGGCACCTTCAATCAAAATTACAATAACAGCCCAGTCTCCACCAAACGGGCTAGAGACTTCAGGGCCTGCACCAGTCGCAAGGGTAACACCTTGCTGTGCATCTTGATAATGAAATCCACGCTCATCAATCCACTTATTGATAACAGTAAGTGGAGTTTGAGTAAGCGAAGCCAAAGTAACACGCTTGTAATATGACAAGCCTGTCATCTGATTGACAGTAGTCGGAAATTGCCACGTAGTAGGCGAATTATAGAAACTCTCAACAGAAAGGCCAATATGGACAAAGCCAGTAGCAGTAGTCGGGGCCAACTGACTGACAACACGAACTGCATGTGCAACTGGTCGGACAGCCTCCATCTGGGCGATAAAGGCACTATAATCACGACGATTCGTCGCATTAGAACCAGCACTGATACCCCAACTAACAGTTGCAGCATCTACGGGCGTAGCCGAAATAACTGCAGAATTGTATGTTGGACGAAACGCAAAACCTGTCATAAACCCCGTTGTTGCCAACGGAGCAGCAACTTGATCACAAGATACATTAGCAATACTAGGCATTGTATTAGTATCAGGGACCTTAGCCCCTGTAGCTTGTGGGTGAAAAGGGTCCAACTGTGCTAAGGCAAACTTAGACGAAGGACTCAATTCCCCCGGGCAGACGCACGGGGCCCTGGAGCGCGGGCGTGCGGTCGAACGTCGACCTTTACGAGCACGCGAATAAACAGGCGCACGACGAGTCGCAGCACGACGGCGAGCGGGTTTCCGCACATTCGTTCGAGAGCGTAAATAAACCATCTGTTCGATATGTGATAAAAACAGAAATGGAAACAGAAATAGAGCTAGTACTGGCCACATAAGTTTGCACTGAACCCAAAGAACAAAGTTCAGATATAAGTTCAGTATCTTCCCAAACTTCAACTTGGCACAGCACAGTAGCTCCTAGGTAATAATGTGGAAGCACAGCT